ATCCCCTATGATTACAGGTGTGCTGAAAAAATAAACTCTTTGTTTTATCATACTTACCAATTTCTCCATTTTCTTTTCTCTGACTGTTTGCCATTATAGCATTATTTCACTTTTTCCGCAAGAAAAGCCCGGATTTTATGCGTTCCGAGCTTTTTCTTGTATTTGCCTACCTTTCCGGACGGAAAGTGCTATTTTTTCTATTCCGGATCATTGCCATCAAAATCAGGATTTATTACCCATTCCTCTCCTACTTTCACTTTCGGCTGCTTTACAGAATAGGCACATCTTGATCCGCAAGGAACATTACAAGTCTGGCAGCACTCTTCGACACACATACCCGGAATATGTGGGCAATCATCCAAAGTCGCCGCACAACTTTTTCTCGTGAATCTCCTTTCCTGGTACATTTGGTCTAAGCGTATCTGTCCGTCTAAATCATTCTTCCTCATGCACCTCTCCTTACTCTTCCTGGTACTTTTCGTAATTTGCTTCAGCTATTGTACGGTCTCTATACCAGTAGCCTTTATCTGATCTACGAAACATAAAACATTTTGGAGCTATATTCCCATCACATCCGCCTAAAACAGAGCTTACCACTTCATCGGTATAAGCACATATACATTGATCCTTCACTGTACTATATGTCTCGTTATAATCATGAAAAATTTCATAATCATCTTGATATGCCATCTCACACATATAGCAATTCTTTCCATTCGGATTTTTCAAGCACACTTCTTCGTGCCTCTCGATTGTTTCCGGTTTGGCAGCTAACTTTTGGCAATAATCGCATTTATATCTAACTACTTTCTTCATATATCGCACCTTCTTCACTTCCATCAACCCAGCCCTCCAGCTTAACACCGCATTCAGGGCATCTTTCTGGCTGTCCATAGTAATCATCCATCCAAGTTCCGCATTCCGGACAAAACACTCCTTCTAACGCCTTTTCCGGATTCCAGACCGCATGAACTACTTTTTCATTATTCTCCATGTACTCCTCCAAACTTTTCCTCAATGCTGTTCATAATGGATCTCAATCTGCTTTCTCCGATTCCTTTCGTCTCAGAAATTGCCTGCTCTACCTGTTTAATGTCTATTCCGGGAACCGAATCTCTGCCGTCCTTATATCCTTCCATATACAGATTCTTACAAAATTCCTCAAATTGGCTACGATCCATCTTTTTTACCCGTCTATAATCTTCTCTCCTGAGAATGTTCTTACTGTCCTGCGCCATTTTCTTTGCAATATTTCCCATGCCGTTTTATCCTCCTCTAAAAATATGCTTTTACTTCTCTTCCGATATGAAGGAAGCCGCTTTTATCTAATGTGCATTTACGGTACATTTTGTATCTGCTCCCAAACAGTTTCCGGATGTCCTTCGTCAACGGAATCTCCTGACAAATAGTTTCTTTCTTGTCATATACCAAAACTTTGTTTCCTCCCAAAATAGCTCTCTGGAATTTTACAATCATAACTGGCTCCTTTCTCCACTCCTCAACCTGATTCATTATTGTGTCAACCGCATCATCCCAGCCTTTGCTCCAATCATCATCTGCATCGCACCCGCCTATTTCATGTAGGTAGTTGTGTAGCCTATCTAAATCTATACTTTTCATAAGACCTCCTATAAAGGGCGGCTTACCAGCCGCCCATCAGTTTACAGTTATTCAGTTTTCCGTTTACGGTAATAAGCGGAGCGAAAGCCAACATTGCCGTGGGAGAGGGACCGAGGGGTGGCCAGGCCCACATTGAACACACCGGCATTAGAACCGCAGTTCCAGTAGCCCCCGCAAATCGGCAAACGCTCGCCATTCATGTCTGCATAGATATATGTTTCTGGTTCCCCGACAAACAACCCAAGATTTTTCATCACTTCCGGAAGGTTAAAATCAAACTTAACATCTTTCCAGCGGCAGCCATCATAATCTGTATCTTCCGGTTCTTCGGTAGTAAAACGGATTTCCCCATCTTCTGCCACCAGATACACACTTTCTTCTCCAACTTCTACCGGAAGCCACAAGGAACTATTTTCAGATAAATCAATCGACATAGCAGCATCATTGTTGTTGGCAATCTCCAACTTCCCATCCATCAGTCTCATGCCTCTAACCCATTCGTAAATGTCGCCGCACAATCCCTCTACTCCAAAAGCTGTATGATCGTGTGTCCATGTATCCGGTCCCGTTCCAGTCAACATCCGAGAGCCGTCATAAGTCTCGCATCTCTCCTCCGGATTGCCATGATACTTTCCGTAGTTTGTATTTCCATGTGGCAGCGTACCATTTTCCAAGCTGTAATTAGCCAGGAAACCATGCTCCATCGCAGTCATTAGATGCCAGCCTTCTCCTTTGTCAAAGCAAGCCTTTTCCGCCTCTTCCAGTGTTACATCCGTTGCTGGCTTCTGCATTGGCAAGCTATACGCCAGCCCATTGATGATGCAATTCTTATACTTTGAGATGAAAATTTCATCATAAACCTCTCCACCGATAATAAACATTGGATGAATAGGCTTTACATCCGGTTTTCTTGTAAACTTAACCATGATTGAAGGCAGACCATTCTTGTCCATCACAACCACATTGTCCTCTCTGTAAAATTCTCTGAACTCTACAAAATTTTGACAAAGCCCGGTTTTGCCGATTTCCAATTCCTTTCTTACGCATTTTCCTCCAACTGCATCCACGCAGTTTCTGTTGCAAATAACATTCATCGCATTTTCCTCCTTGTGTATTTGTTTTTTATGCCATAGGGCTTTCTGATTGCCCTCTGGTTGCAATTTATATTACCAATCGGTAAGTTTATAGGCTAAAGAAAAATCAGCCTTATTTGAGCCGATTTACAACTCATATATTATCAGTTCCTCATTATCTGCTGGATCGCACTTCTCTTTCCACTCCAGCTTACGGATAACGCTCCATCTGGAGAAATTGATATTCGACAAGTCATATCTGCCATATACTCTTTTATCAATAACCAGGCGGCTACTAAAACCTTTGTCCTGAAGCACGCCGCTGTTTGACAGATTCTTTAGCGCTATAATATCCGCATCCGTACACTCTGCATGAAGCGTGAATGTAAATCCATCCAGCTCCTTCAAGATTTCTTTGCTGATCCCCTTACCGTTCCAATAAGAGGTATACAAGTACATCTTTCCTCTATACCCTTTGTCCCACATTCGATTGATAAACTCCAGTACCTTGCCCGGAATCAACATCGGCTCGCCGCCGGTAATTACAATTTCCTCGTAATCCAGCAATTCTTCATCTGTATGTACTTCCCGGTATTCTGGAAGATTCGTATTGCAGCACCCCGGACAATTCCGGTTGCATTTAAGCGTTACGATCACTCTCGCCGTTTTTTTCATAACTTCCTCCCTTAAATCTGTTCGATTACAGAATTGGCATCATCCAAGTACCCGTATGCTTCATCCAACATCTCAATGTAGTTCTGCATCTCCTCGCCTCTTTCTCCGTCTCTGAAGTTATCCGGAAGGTTATCATAGCTTTCCTCCTCTTCACTCTTTACTTCTTCCAGGATTTCCATTGCTTCAGCTACCTTTCCAAACGCTTCAGTAAGTCTCTTTCTTCTCTGTCTATTCATCATTTATCCTCCTATTCAATGTGGTCTGTCTGTCCCGCAAAGCAATGCCCGCAATACCGATAAATTCCTTTTTCTGCCCGGCTAAATGTCAGGTATGTCATTTCACATTTTCTGGTTTTTGGATTTAATTTGCTGCCATATGGTTCTCCCATCTGAAGATAGCCAAATTGCAAACTTCTCGGCGGAAGAACATTCATGAAGTTTTCGTAAACTCCTTCATCTACCAAATCGCCAGGTTTTGCATAATCATCCCAACTGAAATTCATAGGGTTCTCGCTCTCGTCCGCCGCTTTTGTCCATCCTTCCATAGTCTTAATCTTTATATTCTCTTTCATCCTCTAGTTGTCCCCTCTCATTCTCCGTCATTACCGAGATCTGTTTTATGCGTAGCGTAATATGAAATCAGCGCCCCAATACCACCGGCATCTATCGTAAGAACCTTTGCTCCGCTTGTTTCGTGGTGGAGCCTTGCCCCATAGTGTTCCTGTCCTTCTTTTGTTTCGTAAGCCAGCATTTTCATGAGCTGTCCCGTCTTGTAAGTATCGTGGGATATGCCTTTCGGTGGAAAACTTAATTCTGTCTGGCTTTTCTGACATCCGATAAGTATTGCCACTGCCTCATTGATCTGCTGTTGATAGTAAAGCGGAACCATGCCACCGTAACGATAGTTGCAACTCTCACTCTCCTCGATAAGCTCCATTATGATTTTTGAATAATCAACCATCACTATGCCTCCATTTCTTTTAGTTTCTCTACCACCTTCTTCAATGCCCATTTGCCGTTTGAGGTAATCTGCCTCTGCCACGCTCCCTGAGATGGTGCCCACTTAAATCCATTGCTTTTCAGAAGCGTTCTAATCTCTGCATCTGGCTTTCCATCAAAAATAATCTGATACCGCATAGCCTCCGTGTTCTCGACCACCTTGAATGTCTTGTATTCCTGTTCTGAACTTCCTCTTTCTTTAACTGCTTTCAAACGCTTTAACCGTTCTTCCACTCTGTGTATATTTGCGTTGTTGTTGGAAAGCTGGAAATTCGGGTAGCCTACCCTGCCAAGATAATCCGGTTTCCGAAGTTCTTCTATTGATTCCTCGCTGTAACCCATTTCTCTCAACTGATCGTTGCCTGCTTCTTTATCTTTCAACCGTAAGGCTTTGTTAGCCGCTTTCATATCCTCATGTAACTTTTTCATATCCTCCAGCTTTTCTTCCAACTTCTCGATTGCCCTCTCATCGTCAGATTTGATAATCTCTCTGCCGTAAAGGATATTTTCAATCTTTGCAAGAATACCCTGCACATACTGATAAAATTCGTGATTCCTCTCCCACGCTGCCAACTGTCGCTCTTTTTTCTTGACTGGGAAATTACCAGCTCCGCTAATCATAACCGACGGACACATCATGCCAATGCTACTCTCTTTGTTATAATATTCTGCCATTTTCTTTGAATACCGTTCTGCCAGCCGGTAAGCCCTCTCTGCTTCCTCCGGCTTTTTCTCTGCTACCTTATCAGCAATATCGTAAGCCTTGTCAACCTCGCTGCGGTAGCCTGCCGTCGTGCTGCCCTCTGAATAATCACGCATTGACATCATGTTGTGCGCTGTTCTTGCACTGCTCTCGTTTATATGGAAATATTTTCTTTCTGTATTCATATCAATTCTCCTCCTCGTAATCTTCATAATCAATCTGCATAACCTCACAGATTCCTTCGTAGCTTGTGCCATTTTCATACATATTTTTTACCATCTGCCCGTGAATCGTGCCATCCCACTGTCTGATATGGCTTTCAATCTCTTCATTTAAGCGATGATTGCTTCTATCTGCCATCTCTTTTCCTCCTACCATTCGATGTTTTCTGTGAGCTGCCATACTCCTCCGATAAATCCTGTCGGCTTAATTCTGTATCCACCGCTTTCAAACCGTTCTCTGACCTCTTTGTAAAACGGTGCATCGCTGTATGAATTTTTGCTACAAGAAAAATAACATTCATGTCTGCCCTGCTCAGCAGCTTTTTGAATATCAGCGTTTACACGCTCTACAATCTTACTAACCGCCTTTTCTCTGCTTTCTCTCATTTCTTTGGTAATCATCATTGGTTCTGTCATCTATTTCACCCCCTGCTGTTTAAGCAAATATTCTAACATCTTCTTCTCTTCATCCAGCTTACTAAGTTCAGCTCTGTATCTTGCGATTTTATCTACATATCCAGGGACGAAAGTTTCAATTTCATATGCTCCGTATTTTTCGGCTGCATCTTTGAATTCTGAGACTGCTCTGTCTAATCTTTCCTGACTAATTTCCATTCTCATTTCGATTCTTTTGATTTCATTTTTGATTGCTTCCATTCTTCTTACCTCCATGCTTACCGTTTGGTAATTTTTATCTTGTCATCATCTTAACTTACCAATCGGTAAGTGTCAATCATTAAATTTATATTTACGGAAATATTGTGGAAATAAACTTTCAACTTTACACAATAGAAAATCCGGAGGGATAAAACCTCCGGACAAATCTATGTAGTCTTTTCCAATGTGCCTGCCAGTTCCTTCTTCAGGACCATAATCTCTAATACAATTTCGTCTAATCTTGCAAACACGCCAGATAATGTTAAGTTCTCATTTCTCACATCCGTTTTCTGCTGGTCCAAAACCTCTGGAATACGGATCGCAATATCTTCTCCACACTCTTCCGTAGCCACTTCCTTTGTAAACCAATCCTTGAATCCCTTTGGTGGCAGCATACCATTCTTAATAAACTTCTCTGCCTCTTTTTTATTGAAGCATCTTGCGTTTGTCTCGCCACGCCGATTTCCTGACACCCACGGAACCTTTATCATTTTTCCAGGAATCTTACTTCTCGTGACCGCTTTGTTTGGAGCTTCAAACCCCATGCAATCGGCAATATCAATACCAACATACCGGCGCTCCCCATTTTCATCTCTGACTGTCCTAATTTCTCCAAACCGTTCGTCTGCGTATACTACGCAATTCTTGTCTTCAAATTCATATCTACTCATACCGCACCTCCATAATACGCTGTTCTCAAATCTTCCAGGTTTCTTCCGAACTCTTCTCTCAGCAAATTCAATGACTGTTCCAGCTGTATGCCGTCTTCATCATCAGATAAGCCGACACGCCCATCTACGAAGGTATCATCAATCATGCGGATCAGGGCAGATACTTTGTTCATTTTGATGATGCAACTTTCTAAGCTCTGCATAACTTCACTCCTTTACTTATTGCGCCGAAGCTGCGGTTATGCTATACTTGAACTGCTATTATAAAACCGTAGCTTCCAGCTAGTTTTACAACCTTTCCTGATGCCCGTCTGGAAGGGTTGTTTTTTGTTACATCATCATTCTAACTTACCGTCTGGTAATTTCCATCATTTCAAACTATGTTTCCTAAATTATAATATAGTTACCGTTTGGTAAGTTTGAGACAAAACTAAATAAAGATACCATCTTTCAATGTGCCATCTCCGTACTTGCGATACAGTTTGTACGCATCCTCTTTTCCGATTGTCGTAATACTATCTGATCCATTTTCCCAGTCAGTGTACCTTGCCACGAAAAACCGTCCAAAACAATCTACATACAGCTCAAACGCCATTCCATCAATATACTCATTGATTCCATCACGGTAAAAGTCGCCACAAAGCATATCTGCCTTATGAGTATCATACAACACGCCGTTTACCACCTGCCGCACACGGCGACCATGCCCTTTTCTTCTGCTTTCAAATTCAATTCCACTCTCCAGCTCAACAAGCCTTACTTCATATCCCAGCTTATACGCCATATTCCTCCACTCTTCGGCTGTGAAAGAGTTCTTCTTTAATCTCTGAGAAAAATTCTGCGGTGTCCACCCCATCTTTTTTGCAAACTCCCTCTGAGAATACCCTTTTGCATCTAAGGCATCTTTTAGGATTTCTGACATACTTTTGCCGTTATCAACGGTTCCTAACTCTAAATTTACCATAATGTTCTCCTTTTACCTTAATCCTCTTTTCAATGCACACATAGTACACATTCTTCCGTCAAACATATCTTCGCTGAATCCTTTGGGGAGAGGGCGTTTCCAACATACAGCTCCACATTCTGGACAGTTTGTTTCCTCCCACGAATTATCATTCGGATCCGGCACATTCACTTTTAATGGCATTGTAATAATTCCGCCACGATCACTTATTCTTCTTGGTTTAATTTCCATCAACATCTCTCCGGTATCAATATCTGCATATGCTCCATTTCCCTTAACCAATTAGAGAAATGCGTTCCGAGATTTTTCTGTTCTTGCAATCCAGGCTCTTTGCTGAAATACTCTTCCAGTGCTTTTAATGTATATCGCTCTTCTTTTCCTTCCTCGCAATAACGCCATATTTTTTCTTTCATTCCTCTTTGCCGCCTTCATTATCTTTGCTGAAAACGCAGCTCAGCAGTTCGTGATTTTCGCCAATCATCCGAAAGGCAAAAACTTCTCTCGCCTCTGGATTTTCTTTGCATTTCCTAATAGCATCTTCTCTCGCATATGCAATATCGAGCTGTAAATCGTTCCCGTCCTCAATAGAAAAATATACCTCTGTTTTATTTTCTCCTCTGTACAGCAGATATGCCACGCCTTTCGGATGGTTTTCATCGAACCAGTGCCAAATCTCCTCTCTATCCGTCCCTTTCGGGAACATCGCAATCTCTCTACTTCCGGCCATGAACCGGTAATCATTTGCCAGAACCAATCTTCCATCAGCGTCCTCATTAAACGGAACATCTTCCAGGTTCTTCCAAAATCCCTCCACCATACGGTAACACAAACTTTTATCCCCATTCCAATCACAGAAGTTATCATTGTCTATCATACATTCACTGCATAACATCATAGGGAATCCGCATTTAGGGCAAAACGCCTGATAGCCATTTTTAAGAACACTCCATTTGAATGTATTTTCTGTTCCACAATCCGGACACTCTTCCGTAACCATGTCCATACGCATTTCCATAAGCTCTTTCTGTTTTCGGACCACAGCTGCGTGAACTTCTTCATTCTCTTCTCGAAGCCTCTTAACTTCCTGTCCTAATTCACTATTGAGCGCATCTCTTATTGACATATACTACTCCTCCTCAAAAATTTCTCTCGCTTTATCTACCAGCATTTCATTTCTGGTTGATTTATCATCGAAAATATGCAAACACTCAGACTTCAACCTTTCCAAATTCTTTTCACTTGCAGTTACTCCGATTTCTTTTAAGGCATTTATCAAATCTTCATCGTACCATTTTTCAACATACCAAGCGTTATCGTCTGACTCTTCATCATGTTTCACTCCGCAATGCGGGCAATAATGTTCTCCATAGCACCAGAACCATTTCCCACACGCAGGGCATTCCGCAAGCTCTTCCGCCCACTGTTCTTCCAGATAAGTCTCCGGATGCTGCCAGTCCACCGCTTCAAAAATACGATCAGCTATATCCTCTTGCCCGTTGCACATATCCAAAAAATCTTGCCTTGTATAAAGGGAATCGCTTAGTTCTGGAATATAGCAGACTTTATCTGGATGTTCCTTATCAAAATACAATTCTTCATCCTTGAAGATGTATCCCTGTCTGTAAAATTCACGATCTATCACTGCGCCTTTTTCGTTCATTTCATCCGCCCGTATGAAGCTCCCGACCTTTACATATTTTCTTGCCTCTGTATTATCCATAGACAACCTCCCCGAATAACGCATACTGGATGATTTCATCGGCTGCTGCCCCATCTATCTGACTCGTATCTATACCAAGACGCTCTCCATGTGGTAGCGGTATCAATTCCGCCCCAGGCGCTTTCATCCACCTTTTTAGTCCTTCCATGAACTTTTCTTTCATCAAAATGTACCACTCTGTATCATCCTGATCGAACGGTTCAACTACATGGATGTGAAGTTCTCCATCTCTCGCAATCTGTTCATGCCCCCACTCTGCAACTCTTTTTTCTTCTGGGACTTTTGCCCGATTTGCCCAATAGGTAATACCGCCTTCCAGTGCTGATACCATAATGTCATCAATATCTTCAGTAGTTACCAGTACGCTAAAGTTCAGATTCAATATACTGTTGGTTTCTAGCTTCTTTGTTTCTTCCATTACTCGCACACCCTTTCCACATAGTCTACGCTGTTTGTCTGAAATCCATTTTCCGCACAAAACTCCACCCAGCAATCTAAAAGTTCTGCCAGATCATACGCATCAAATTGTGTTTCATCTCCATCGTTGAAACCGATGTTGTATGTGCCTCCTCCAGCCTTCACTGATCCTGCCGCTGCCGTTCCTAATGTCATAATTTGCCTCCATTTCTTCTATGTCTTTTTCTGAATACCAATCTACTTCAAAAATATCCGGTTCTACACACGCATCATCTGCTGTCAAGATGATATTTTGTTTGTCATATTCATTCTCCACATGATCTAAAGCATCCTCAAGGCTGTCTGCTTCCACAACAATTTCTCTACGCAGAGTTTCCTGAACTGCTATGCAATATTTCATACTGACACCTCCTCACTACACCACTTCATCAAACTCTTTTCTAATTCGTGCCTCATTCTGCCCGCTTAATTTAAGCATACTCCACCCGCTATCATAAGCATCCAATGCAATGTATCCATCGCCAGCAACCGTGATAGATGTCATGCCATCAAATCCGATTTCACGAAGGTTTTCGATCAGCTCTTTCAGATGCGGCAAAGCCTGCTTGCATACTCCTCTAAACTGTTCTTCAGTTATCACTTTCTTCTCCATGTCTGCTCCTCCTTGAAATACTCTGCTATTTTTTCTTTTGCATATTTTCTGATTTCATCATAGTATTCGCCGTGCTCTCCACTATTCCAGTCCGTAGTTTTGTGCTGCTCTTCAAACTCATTCGACCAATCAACGAATTTTTCATTCCAAGTACGACTTTCAATATTTTCCAGCAAGTCATATTCGGCATTTTCTTCAACGAAAACCTTTGTAATTTCTATGAGATTTTCTGCTGCTTTGTTGAAAGCAATTCTATCCACCATCCTCCACCTCTACTTTCTTGTAAGCTCTACTACTGCTAAAATAATTACCATGATTGCATCAATTATGAGAGCCATACCATTCAGAATGTTCAGCCTTTTCTGCACTGTCAGACAAATCAAAAACGCCAACAGCACGACTAGAATCCTTCTCGCTTTCCTCATTTACTTTCGCTCCTCTCTATGCTATACTAAGCAGACGGAAGGGAGTTCCTGCTCCCCTCCGCAGAACTGTTTGTTCAATCAGCTAAACCAGTTAAGAATTGCTGTTACTATCACAGAAATGATAGTGATTACAGCCAGTAGAATGTTTGCTAGGCACTCTATCTTCTGGTATTTGAGAAGCTGTTGTTCGAGCAGTTCTTTTTTCTTCTGCTTCTTTTTCTTGCCCAACGGACTATCCTCCTTTCCAAACTTACCAACCGGTAAGTTTTTCTATAATCTTATCTTAACTTACCCACCTCTGGTGTCAATCGGAAAGTTTATATTATTCCGTTTTGCGTCTACTCCTTTTTCCTGTGATTATGCAAGGCGTAAATCATGGCGTTTCTTACTCGCCCTGTCAGGCGATAAAATTCATCATCATTCATTGGATTCATGTAAAATTGAACCGTTTCCAAGCGGTCATTCTGATCGTATATCTTAATCCCGTACAACACATGGTCTGCTCCAGTCCGCTTCATTATTCTCGCCGCCTCACGCTCAAAGCGAAGCAGTTCTCCGGGGATCTGAGCCAATTCTATTTCTCCACGCTGTTTGCAACCAGTCGAATCCCGTAAGCTCCACTTTACCATTCGTCTTCCTCCAAATCCTCTTCCCATTCATCCGGCGGATTTACCTCATACCCAGCAATGGCATACCATCTTCCGCACCCTGGGCATTGGCAGCACCCATAATATCTATCTTCCAAGAAAAACTCTTCTCCACATTCACATCTTGCAAGCGCCGGAACGCTGCATGATGATTTTCTCGTAACAACTCCAAGACTTTCTACTTCTTCTGGATGCTCTAAGCACCACATGAAATTCTTTTCGGATAGATTATTAAGAACTACCTTTCCATCCTTCCACGGAAAAGCGAACCCCGCCTCCGGATCATTCCGGAATCTGTATTCTAAGTTCAATTCCTCGTGATATTCTGTATGTGCCGGTCTAATGATTTTCATTTTCTTTTCCTTTCAAAACTACATAATCAATTTCATAGGTTCCGTATGCCATACTAAGCACATCTCCAACCGCCTCTTCTGTGCATCTAAATTTATCTCTGAACATTTCTTCCAGCAAAACTTGTCCTCCGTCTACTTCTGACAACCCGTTGCCAAGTTCGTATTGTTCGTAATAAATATAGTCCACATAGCCTTCTGCTGTGTCTTCTGGAAGAAGATTATCTCCGCTTCCTTCAGAAATACGGATTATCTGGTTTTCATCCGGGATAAATATGTATAAGTCATCATACCTGTTCGGATTCTCTTTTTCATTTCGTTCATCCGACGATGGTTCCCACATATATTTCACCACTCCGGTGTTCGCATCGCGCTCTTTTCTTACACCGAGTTCTCCAAGTGCTTCTATACGCTTGCCTATCATACAGTCAACTGCCCATGTTTGCGCCACGTGTCCTGCAAAGAATCCGTTGCATTTCAGCGTCTCGATCTGCATAGCGACTAACATCTCGCAGACCTCTTTTCTTGTGTAGACTTCTTTCTTTTCCAGTTTCATCGGTTTACCTCGCTTCCTCAAAATCGAATATTCCAATACTTTTGATAAATCTCTTCGTGGTACGAATTCCGCTACCAAACTGTTTTCCTTTAATGTACTGCCGGAGGTAGTAACCGCCGACCAACTTTGCTACCTCCCATGTCTTATCTGGATTCCAACGGTCCTGATAGAATGTTCTCTGTGCGCTCACAATTACACCTCCTCAAAAAATGTAGTCGCTATTCTCGCCACATCAAAGCAGATGCTTGTCAGCTCCTGATCTGTATTGCTGTGTTCCATAATGTCCTGAGCGATTTCTACGATGTCTTCTGTGGTAATATTTTCTTTGTCATCTGCCAGATCATACAGTAAATGGTTATATGCTGCATTGTCTCCGCCGGTATACCAGCGTTTTGAAATACAAAGTCTCCGAAGGGAATCTGCATTGATTTGTCTGATTTCTTTATATTCTTTCTTCATGGTTTATCCTCCTTACCGTTTGGTAATTTTTATCTTGTCATCATCTTAACTTACCAATCGGTAAGTGTCAATCATTAAATTTATATTTTCGGAAATATTGTGGAAATAAACGATATGCTTTATATAAGGAAGGAACTGGTTTTTGAGATATGCCTTAAAAGCCTCTGAAACGCTTCTGAATTGATTTTATCTTTTTACCGAAGGAGATATTGAAAATTTCTGTGGAATCGACTGGGACTTGATATGTCAAAAAATTCATTCATTTTTTGTGCAATTCGTACATTTTAGATGTGCGTGCAAAAGCAAGACCGTATACGGCGGTTTTGCTTATATTCTCTTTATTATTCTGGTACTGGTACTGGTAATGGTACTGGTACTGGTTACAGTGGATTTTCCTATGGACTGTCCGGTGGATTATCCGATGGACGCAAGAAAATAGTTGACTTTTCATCGGAAGTGGCATATTATAATCTTAGCTAAGAAATCGGATTGTATTCCATGGCAAAAGCGAAACCCCAGAGAGGCCAGTCTCTGGGGTTTCTTTTTTTGGGTTAGCTGTCTTTATCGTTTCGGTCTAACCACTTGCGGATGTAATAGCCAGTTACACTCGCCATAACCGAAACAAGAAATCGGATTATGTATTCCATAGCATCACCTCCCTTCTGCTGGAGGTTCGACAGCATCTCTATAATACCACAGCACTTCACTGCTTTCCACATCTTTTCGACAAATAAAAAAATCCCTCCGCCAGTTTCCCGGCAGAGGGCGTGATATATTCAGCGTTATGCTCTTGCAATATATGCTGAATGAACGAATCCATAGATTCTTCCATCAATTCTGACATAGTACCATCTGGATCCATCAGTAGCATTTACCACATCGCAGACATCAACTAAGTTTCCATATCCAAGCCGAGGCCAGGACTTAATGATAGGATTGTTTGTGCCTGCCCATGCACGAACATTAAGGACATCAGCAGTCACTTTTCCAACCCACTGAGGAGTTTTGGTAATTACTCCATCATCTGAAACAGTAGTGTCTGCATTCGGCTTGCTGGAAGACTGCTTTGTAATGTATGCCGCTGCAACAAATCCGTACTTTTCTCCCTGGTTTCCTTTAATCTGCACATAATACCACGGATCACCGTCTTTATCCTGTACAGTTTCGCAAACACCAACTTTCGTACCCTGGGAAATCGTAGGATAAGATTTCAGATTCGGATTTTCTGTCCCAGCCCATGTTCTGACATTCAGTGTTCCTGTATTCACAACGCCGTACCACGCTACATTTTTATTGAGCGAACCACCAGATGACGGAGGCGTTACCGGATTAACCGGAGCCGTTCCCGCCCCGCTGTATTTTGGACGCGCAAAACCTCTGATATTTCCGTTTCCAATGGAAAGAACACGGCGGGCAACTGCTTCTCCTTTGTTTCCTTCAATGCAAGTAATCTGCCCATTGGAAACACTTTCTACGAATCCGATATGATCGGAGTATCCGTTGTTAGGCTGATAGGACTGGTCCCAATTATAGAGAATAATATCGCCCGGTTTCGGAGTGATAGTGCCATCCTCAATCCAAATGCCTTTTCCGATAAAAATTTTGACATGCTGTTCACATCCGCATTCCCGTCCAATCAAATCAGATGTTCCTGCTTTAATGCCTGCGGCTGATACTGTTGTATCGCACCATTCATCGTGGTACTGCACCGTGTACCCACGAGGTAGCGGCTTTACAGAATTGTAAAGGTCGATAATCTGCTTGAATTTTCCGTTCGCTTCGCTAAATCCAAGCCAGCCTCTCATAACATTCAATGTATCCTGCGCTGTTCTTCCCATCGTTTCTTCCTCCTTTTTCTCTCCGAAATAATAATTCATATCTACATTTCCGTTAATACCAGGGATTTTCCCGCTACTTGTGTACTGTTGGTAATCACATTTCACATCCGGACTTCCGGAATAATCCGCAAGCCAAAATACATACTTTTCCAGAACATCTGGCGTATACATATTCCGGTAATAGTCCAGGTTGCAATACACGCCAGCTGTATATCCCTGCTCTTCCACATAGGAACAAAATGCCTTTGTGAATGCAATGCACTCATTCTTTCCGAGCTTCACTCCTTTTTCAGCAGCTTTCTTCACTGTGTCGTACTCAAAATCAAAGAACACAACAATATTTTTGCCAAGTCCCGCCTTCTGGACATTTGCAAGGCAGGAAGCCGCCTCTTCTTTTGCCCCTTCGGCTGATGTGGCATAGCAAAAATGATAAACGCCCCGAATCGGAATGCCGTACTTTTTGCACCCAGCCACATATTCTAAAAATCTTTCGTCAACAGCTTTTCTGTATCCTTCTCTCAAAATGACAAATTCTACATTTCTGGCAACTTTTGAAAAATCAATACTGCCTTGCCATTTTGAAATATCAATCCCTTTCATCATTCCGCATTTCTCCTTTCAAAACAAGAACACTGTTCTGTCCGTATTGTAATTTCATACTTCCCACTCAGACATTTCGCCTCGAACGGTCCAGCGTATTGATATACTGTTTCTCCATCGTGGTAAATCGTAACCCGTCCGTCCATTGCTTCCGGACAGTTTTCTTCAGATGAAATATTCTGAGTTTCCACGCTCCCTCTATTCTTCTCTTCTGGAAGCGTAACCGCAAGAGCTGTCATTAGAAAGGCGGAGCAAATAACAATCAGCACCCCAAATAGCGCCGTTAAAAACCATATTAGAAACTCTTTTCCTTTTCTTTTCATTCTCTTACCCCCAAAACGGAGCCTGACTTATGCCAGGCTCCGGCAGACTACTATTCCTCGTCAATCTCTGTTTCAATCAAAGTTCCTTCTCCGATTCCAGCATTTGCCGCATCGGTCAACCCTTCCCCGATGATGTAAGCAATCAGCGTTGCGCCTCCCATGATGATTGCAGTAACCTGAGTGATTGCGTTTTCCTGCGCTCCTCCAGCGATCATCAGCGGAGTAACAAAACCAACTACCGCTGCCCAAAATTTTCTACTTGTCAGTTTTCTTGCCCAATCAATTTTCTTCATGATACTTACCTCCTGTATAACTTTCATTTATTTGGCTCTGTAAGCCTCTGATTGTTCCCTGGCTGCCTTTTAATCCCGCCAGTGAGGATTTGTTTGATTGCATTATAAAAGCCGGAGAATGGCTCGTTAGGTCATTTCCGGCTCTGCATGAGTTCTGATATTCTTTCTTCTTCATTCATCTGGATCACATCCAGTAATCTCATGGCTGGCTGTACGGTAGTGTGCATATCCCCGTCTCCGCCTGCCTCTTCATAATCTCCGAACATTTTCCAGAAAGCATCCGACTCCATTACGGACCATGCCAATAACGGGTTCTTATCTTTGCTGGTATAGTAGCGGTAACTCTGAAGCAGCCTATCACGCAACTCATTTCTCTTAGTCTTTTTCCTTCTCTCTTCGATGTCCTTCAGCTCTTTGATTATCTCTTTCTGTGTATTTCTCAAATCATTGATTTCCGATGAAAACTCTTTCTGCCGTTCAATACTCTGTTCTCTCCATTTAGGATACTGTTGCACCTGTCCCAGAATATCTTTCATTTGCTTTTCTTTTTCAGCTTCCATCTCATATTTATCCTTGAAATACGCCTCTACCTTCTTGTATGTCTTCCACATAAAGATAAAGGCAGCGATTAAGAGAACTACTGTGCCAAGCCTCATGCCACCGAATACTTCTAAAAATTCGTTCATTTTTCACCGCCTCATACTGTTATGCTCGTTTCATAATTCTCAGGTCCAGCTCTAATCAGCATCCTTCATCCCTCCCTTCTTATGGTGGCGTGTTCAGTTTTTCAACCATCTGGTTATTTTCCCGAATCACCCTAACCAATTCTTCATCTAAATCAAACGCAGAATTTAGGCAAAAACGCCTCATGAGTTCAGAAATGATATATCTCTGATTCTCTATGATCGTATTCTGCACTTCCAAAAATTCCTCCTGGTTCATCGCCTTCCTCCTGGTTTTCTTTGTTGTGTGTCAACACTATTTCATCCAGAATCTTGTTTATCAGCGCATCGCTATCGCAATGCTCCAACATACCAAGATAGCTCTGAAGGGTTTCTGAAAAGTCCTGCATCGTAATCTTGTAATCCGTATACTTTGCCGCCATACCTCTCAACGCTCTCCGTATTCTTAATGTGGTACTCTTTCGTATCACTACCCGATCCGCCCATATACGGTATCCTACAAATTCAATTCCTTGTCCGATAGGGCGTATGCAAGTCTTTTTATTCAAATGCAGTTCCAACTCTTGCAATAAGAATTGTTCTATCTGATCTTTCCAAATTCTGAGTTGTAATTTGCTATTGCACAAAATAATTACATCATCCATATAACGGATATAGAACCGGATCTGCAATTCCCTCTTGCAATACTGATCTAATTCGTTGAGGTAGACATTTGCAAACAACTGTGACAGAAGATTACCAATCGGCATACCGACATCAAAAAGGCGTTCTTCCAAAGGCACATCGCCCGGAGAACGCCCCAACGGTAAGCCAAAAGGTGTATGCTCGCAGTCTATAATGGAATACAATACCTTCAGCAGTCTTTTGTCTTTTATTTTCTTTGCAAGAATCTTTTTCAATACCCGGTGGGATATTCTATAAAAATACTTGCTTATGTCCAGTTTCAGGTAAAACCATTGTTCTTCTTTTCGGCTTGCCATTACAACCCAGTATTTTAGCCTTTGCATGGCGCTTAGGCTTCCTCTTCCCGGAATGCAGCCATAGGAATCTTCTATGTATCCTTTAACCAGAACAGGGTTTATTACCCGGTAAATAGCCCACTGGACAATTCTGTGTTTGAATGAAATTGACATTATCATTCTCTTTTTCGGTTCGTACACATAAAATATGTAGTACCGATCAATGCTGTATGTGCCACTAAAGATTTCGTTCCGGATTTCTTGAACCATAGCCCAAGCATCCAGATTATATACCAAAGCATCTTTATTGTATCTTCGACCTTGTGAAGCATCTTCTAGGGCAGCATACAGATTGTCGATGGAAAATATTTCGTCAAAGACATTCTTTATTTTCATGTTACGATTTTCCTTTAGAAATCTATGTGTAGCAGCTTTCAATCTCTTTACTTGCGGCATCCATAGGTGTCCCGGTTTTCTTTGTGTCCGCCGGAACGATGCTACCCACTCTCGAATAGCACCATTTTTCTCCTGCCTTTCAGCCCAGAGTGGAAATAGACTCCTTTATCCTCTCGCACTGTCAGTAAGTCCTTGAACTTGCTGCCTCTGGCATATGAGAGTAAAGCGGAGCGAAAGCCAACATTGCTGTTGGAGATGGACCGAGGGTTGTTCAGGTTCACATTGAACACACCGGCATTAGAACCGTTGTTCCAGTTGCCCCCGCAAATCGGCAAACGCGATAGCCTATTCCCATCGTGCCAGCCCCTATCGGGACCGGCACTGATATGATTTCTTACTACTTGATGTCTGCTGTTTTCCACTGCTTTTCGCAGTAGACGGCGTATCATCGTACAGCCATTTCTTGTAACCGCCTAACATACAGCCGATTTCTTTGGAACGCCGTGTCCATTCAGCATGAGATGTTGCACCTTTCAGATACTTCAAACGGTATGCAAGCGTTACATAATCCTGCAATGCTTTATTCTTCATATCCAGATTTTTATGAGGCGTTTTCTTGGAGTAAGCCAATTCCAACTCGTTTGCAAGTTCCAACATACCTTCCATGCAAGCTGCAATTCTGTCTCCGAGTAACTTTTGATGCGGTACGCTCCACCTTTCGATTAGTGGCATTGCGTACTCTATCATATCAATAATTTTCATGCGGATTCGCAAGTTTTCAGTCTTTTGTTCTCCGTTCACCGTCTCATTTATCTCTTGCCATTCCACTTTGTTCCTCCTTAAAAGCAAAAAGCTCTGCTACCGCAGAGCAAACAGTGATTCGGTTTTACAGTTCACAGAAAGCGGAGCGAAAGCCAACATTGCTGTTGGAGAGGGACCGAGGGTGGCGCAGGTACACATAGAACACACCGGCATTAGAACCGCTGTTCCAGGAGCCCCCGCAAAGCGGCAAACGCTCGCCGGTAGTATTTACCCAATGATAATCACCGCCATAGTCTCCACCCGGTTCATCCGGATATAATAACAATGCCTTCGCAATCTCCGGCGCCGCTGATACGGAAGAATGAAGAGTCATATCCTTATACTGACAACCATTTCCCTGATCTGTCTTGTAGGATACCGCACCGGAAGTAAGCTGAATCTTTCCTGATGCCCAATCCCATTTCAAAGTATCTGCTGTCCCAGGTTCAACAAGGCTTCCGTCCTTCTTGATAGCTTTCCACTCTGTTGATTTGTCTCCCATATTTGTTTCCGCCAGCATACTGTTCGCATACGGAATAATCTGGATTTCTCCATCTTTTACACGCATACCAGCGCACCATTCCCACACATTTCCGTTCAGATCGGCAATTCCATCCGGCATCCAGTTGTGATACCATGTAGCCGGTCCAGAACCGGTAAGGCAGCGTGTCGGTTCGCCTGGATGTGATTCCGCTTCCTTACTTTCCCACGCACAAGGAACTCCTTTTTCATGCTGGTATGTGTAATCTTTACCCCAGTTATTGTTTCCTCTTGGCATAGTTCCATTTTTTCTGCACCAGAGGGCAATCGCACTCCATAGAGAATACGGATTTAAGCTCCAGCCTTTTCCTTTGTTACGGCAGAACGCCAATGCCTGATCGAATGTAACATAAACCTTCGGATCACGCATAGGAAGCGAATACGCCCTGTCATTCAGTACAATATTCTGGAACTTAGACACATACAGCACATCCTTCTCTACGCCACCTACTGAAAAAGCTGGATGGATATTCTGACTTCCGCCACTCATGATTTCCGCAATTTTCATTTTCGGAAAAGGAACCATAACAGACGGCATTCCCATATCATCAAAAAGGACGGTATTCTTACCGCCCGTCATTGCTTCAATCGCTAACTTAAAATCATCAAAATTTGGCATCTCTTATACCTCCATATCCCATAATCTCAATTCACATTTGTTAATATCAAAAGGAACCGGTTCTTTGTTTGTAATAGTCGGAGATTCCATGCTCTCCTCATTTTCCGGATCATAGTCCGGATTTACTGCGGTTGTCTCAATGTACTCTCTTGCCGGTACAATAAGCTGTGCTACATATCTTTCGCCAGAATCAGCGCCCATAACCAATGCTCCTGTGTAATCCTGGCAAATATCAATCACAACTTCGTAGTCCCTTTCCTTCTTTGAAACATTGAACATCAAATCTCCATCGTTGAAATCAATGTTTTTCCCCATTACCTCATAGGGAATGAAATTCGTGCCGTCTTCCGGCAAATATACTACTTTCATCAGAAATACCTCCTTCTGTTCTGTGACATTCTAACTGCTTCGTTTGTTCTTGCGGCTGCAATCTCAGCCGCCTCCCTCATAGCCGGATCTCTTCTATCCACACCATAGATTTTCATGATGTGTTCTGCATCAGCTTTTCGGTTCTCGTTTTTGATAATCACATTCGCCATGCCTATACACCTCCTCTCACATAGCAATTCACAATAACTTTGGATGCAGAGCCGGTATATGCAATCTTGAATCCATTGAGCAGCTTATCGCTGAACTCAAATTCTCCAACCGCCCCTCCGGTAACTTCCACAACTTCACAAGCAATGGTGTAATCCATGTTGTTTTTAGTCACCGGCAACTGAACCGTTTTCTTTGAATTGTTATGCGGATATTTCTGGGAATTGGTAAGCGTAACCTGAATCTTGTCCCCAGACAGCCCCTCCAAAATTCTGCCGATGTGGAGAATATTCCTGGCATTTTCTGAAGCCATCAGCATTGCTTCCAGCGCCGCCATATCCATAATGTTAAAATTCGTAGCGTTCTGTGGCGTTCCTTGCTGCTTTACTTTTCCAGGAGATGCCGTGTGTTGAACCAAACCACCGCCTAAATCCTTTTCCTCGTATCTTCCCGGAAACTCAACAACATGGTCCTTCCAGTTCACAAGGTCTCTCATTATTCCTCAACCTCCCTTTCGCTGATTTCCAGCTGGCAGACATAATAAAAGCCCTCGGCAACAGAATCCATTTTCAAGGATTCCTGTTTCGAGAGCCAAAGATTGTTATTCGTATCATACAGCTGGATTTCTGTGACAGTTGCAGCTCCGGTAATTGCCGTCTCAATCTTGAATGAGATTTCTACCAAGCCTTCTTCTGTCACATCAACCGATTCAATTTTTGCCTTATGGTAAACCGAACCGATTTTGTACTTTGCGTAGGCAATCGTGCGTTTCGTGTAATCCCGATACCCTTGAATCGCCTCGCTTGTGAGCAACTTCATTTTGCATACCTCCTTCTTTATATCTCAAAAGTCTCTCCGCAAAGTCTATACCGTACCTGGTAACACTCTGTGGTAACTTCTGGAGCCAAACCTTTTTCTGCTTCTTTTGTCCCGATAGAAGTCCCAGGAACCGTACCAGCAACATCATTCTGATACTTATAGCCTTCAGCACTCATTTCTGCATCCAGCCCAATTTCTACATAGGCGGCCTGATTTCCCGCCTTAGGGTGCGTTCCTGTTTTCATTTCTTCGCTCGCAACCGTATAGGAAACCTCAAATCCTCTTGTCTCCGGCATTATTTCAACAGTTCCTTCTGTTGTTTTCAAACCAACGCTGACTTTCGGATATTGACCTGTTCCTCCGGATTCTCCGGTCATCGGAATTTCATACTTATGCGCGGATGCTTCTGGCATAATATCTATTCTTGATTCCGCCATACGCAAGCCATAACTTACTGCCGGAGAAGTGCCGCACTGTGTATAATGAGCTGTCCATCTATGGACTCTTCCACATAGTTCCAACTTAGCCAAAGAAGTAAATTTCATGGTAAATGCTACATGGGATTGCTTGATCTCCTTCAGCTTTTTTATAAGAGCAGCCACATTTACCACATTGTCTCCAGCTTCCAGCGTAACCGTAAAAGTGTTTACAGGACCAGAAGCATCATCTACATGGGCTTTTCTGCCACTGATATTTTCCAAAATAACTTCCATGTGGTACGGGTTCATAGGCGCTCGTTCATCACGCTTACTATAAATCAGTCTGCGCCGTTCTTCATACGGAAGCCCTTCTCGGACTGGCAACCCATACTTCTGTTCATGGTATCGAAGCCCCCAAGTTGCAGTTTCCGGAAATGCCTGGTACGGCAATTCCTCAATAATCTGTTTTGCTTCATCCATCTCTAATCCCATGATCTGAAAAATCCATTTTCCTACATAGGAATTATCATAGAATCCGCCTGAGTCCACCGAACGGAGCATCCGTTTTGCTGATTCACTAGAAGGAAATTTTTCTAAATCCATACTCTTTCCTCCCTCCTACGAAAACCGAACTTCCCCGGTTTCCGGATACTCGTCCTGATCTAACTGGATATTCTTTTCTTCGCCATTTATCTTCAAATCGGCAAAGTCAAGAACTCCCGGAAGGTTTGTTAGAATAGAATGAACTCTGTTGTATCGAATGATATTTTCCAATTTGGCTGATGCGTAATATTTCATGATTGCATCTTTGAAATCGGATTCAATCTGCTCTATATTTGTGCTGCTGTCATAAGATAACCCTGTACAGCCATAGCTGATAATCTTAGTATCTGCCGCAACCACTGTAAGGTCCGCACTTCCTGTCGGCATAAGCCTTTTCTCTCTATCATCTGGCGACATGATGTGATTATATACAGCTTTTACCAGTCTCTCATTCGCCGGTCTTCCGTTTGAATCCACCAGAACCAGCTTAACCGTTCCTGGTCCGTTCCATGTTGGGACTACAATACAATCCCCAATTCCAACAACTTCCTTCGCCCACCTCTTGTAATCTGCATCATTTCCGATATTGGAGGTCCCCTCGGATTCGTAGGCTTCCATGATTCTTTCACGATACGACTCATTATCTTCTTCATCTGTTCCACCGGTAATGTCTTCTTCGTTATACAATCGGCTGATGCCCTCTATTGGTTTCAGCATCAGAATAACCGTTTCTGCCTTTGTGTTGGAAGCAATGCCGCCGTTCGCCGCAATGATTGGAGCCTTAACTTTTCCTTCTTCTGGTATGATAACTTCTTCCTCTACGGAAAACTCCAAAGAAGAAGATACAGCCGTTGCAGGCGTACACACTATGAATCCGGCTGCAATTCTCGTTCCGGAAACTCCCTCAAATGTAATATACCCGCTTGCCCGGTTCGCTTCCTTCCTGCTGATTCCCTTCTGTCTTCCATGCAGATCAAGCCATTCATCCCATGCCCACATCGGAAACATAAGCATCAATGTTCTAACAAGGTGGAACTGAATAAGCTCTGATTTCTCCAGCGCTGTCGGCATAGTAAAATCATAAGGAAATCCACCTGGCATATCGTCTATGTCTGCCGGAAGATTATTCATCATTCTTTCCTGAATTTCCTCCGGGTTACTGCCTGACACAAAATCCGGAGCAACAAATTCAAATCTTTCATCTGCCATGTTTCTCACCTCCTCGCTCTGTTTCCAACCGTTACTGATAACGGAAACTCTTCCCATTCAATTCCCTTTACATTAAAACTGCAAACCACAGAATCTCCGTTCCATGAAAAAACAAATCCCCGCACATATTCTGTACGAGGATTCACAAGCAGCGCCTCTGTTATCGTTCGCTCAATCGCCGATTCCACGGCTCCGCTGCTCTTTTCTTTTATAGCAGATTCCATTTCTGTACCTATGGAATCTGAATACGCCAAACAAGTATAGCGTTCTGTGTTGACTACTTTTACACACCAAACCCGGTACGCTTCTCGTCCATCACACTCAAGCAACTGGTTCGCTCCATTTCTCACGAAGTCCCCAGCTTCCAAATCCCACAATACGCTCGGCTTATATTTTTCGTCATACTGTTCTGATTCCTGAATGAGTTCCGGTACTTCCACCGTAGGGAATAACATATTTTCACTCATAACATACCTCCTACAACGCACTCGCCGGGACGATTACATCAATGACTGTTACCTCATTTTGAACCCATGCGATAAGCACTCTATCGCCTGGCTTGATTGTCGGAAGAGAAACCTGGTGTTCGTGTGTGCCATTTCCGGATTCGTGTCCGCTATGCTGACCTCCACCGATTCCAAAGGATAATCCTCCAGCACATCTGCATACCGTATAATCTCCTTTAGGTATCGGGATCGGAAATGTATTTGCTTTCAGGCTATAATCTCCTTCTATGCTCCCATAATCTAAAATCAGTCCGCTTTCTCCCTGCTTTGCCATACGCTGCGACAAAACTTTTCCCAGCTTACTCACTCCAGGATTTCCCTGATACGGCATAACCACCACCTCCTACTACTCAAAAGTCCCTTCATCTACCCATCCGTAAACATTGCTGCTGCCATCCGTGTGAATTAAATGCCACGGATGTGCTTTTCCGTTATTCGGACAATTCGGATCGAATGTAATCTTTGCTTTTCCAGCTCTCGCATTATATCCAGGTGCGCCTGGCCATGAAGACAAATAATGTTTTCCGCCTTTGAAATACACTATATCTCCTACATTGTAAGATTTCTTTGTAACCTGGTTATTTTTAATAACCTCCGTCACTGCTTTTTTCAAATCCATTGTCATCGATCCGCTATCTGCATCGTGCCGGATTCCCTTTACATAATAGTAATCTTTCAATGTGCCTACTGTCATGTGAACCAGATCGCCTTTTCTGATAAACGGAATATCCGGAGCCTGAACGGTAATATCTTCTTTTACCTTTCCCTTTTCATCAATGATTTCCTGTGCTGCTGATTGAGCATCGCTTACACTATCATCCTTTCCACGAATATAAATCTTCTGACGGACACCGAACTTTGTAAGCCCGTTCACAACAGCCTCTACACTGGAACGCCCATCGTCATCCTCTTGCCCAATGATTTTTACCCTGGTAATCATTCCGGATGTGCTTTTCTTATGCGACACTTGCTTTGTGTTATCTGCCTCAAAATGATATACCGTTGTATTGCTGCCCCACTCTATAACACTAACTTTTCCTTTGGCAGCCCGGATCATAGCAGAACCTCCACCTTTTTTCTTTGCATCATCCAGAATATCTAACAATACATCTGACAGCATTTCCGTCTTGTATGCCAATTTTCCATGTGTGACATCCGGTCCTTCGTACTTATCCATCGGAATCTGCCAGTCATCAAAGATTTTGGTAATCGCCGATTTTGTTCCTATTCCAGAGGAATAATAGATAAGCTCCTGGCTTTCCTGCAAATTATACAGTTCATCATAGCAAGTAACATCGAACTTATCTTTATTTCCTGAAAGTGTAGGCTTCCAATCGGTAATATACCCTCTGGCAACTTCCTCGTCTATGGAACCGTGAGATGCAAAAATGCCGACCAAACATCCCGGCTTTGCCAGGGATGAAATCAGTCCGGCACTTGTCTTATCGTTTTTGGCTGTGAAGGAAATCCTGACAGCTAATTCACCGTCATTCTCCTCCCAGCCTAAGTTTTCCACAAACTCCTTAATGTTGTACTGCTTTTTATCCTCCGTCATAACCACAAGGCGGTACTTAATGTTCGCTACATCAATCATCCTGCACCTCCTATGGTATCGTCAGAACTGTTCCTGGATAAATCCAATGTCCGTTATCGCTACCTCGTCCGCCTCTGTATCTCTTTGCTGTGGCTTCAATCGTAGAAGAGTTGGAGGAATAGATTTTTTGCCAGCTGGTTCCGCTGCCATAGTATTTACTTGCTATTCCCCATAAAGTATCACCACTTTTCACTGTATGCGTTCTACTTGATTGGGGAGCCGGTGTCGGTCTTGGAACCGTCTTCTTTACAAAGGCAGCGATTTTCAATTCTGATGTTGTGTAAATCTTCAGTTCCTTATAAATCGTGAATGTAATAGAATAGTCGATATTCCCATGCGCTCCGGTTTCTACCGGCTCAAAATCACTAATCGTCACATCGTAGTTGATATTTGTTTCAGTGACTAAGAGCCGGAGTACAGTTCCTTTTATCATCCAGTTCCTCAGAACCTTAACACATTCAGCCGGGGAGGACCACTCACGAATCATAACCTCGTTTCTTTTAGACTTCCCGTAAAAAGTTCCGTCCCATGAAATAGTCTCAGCTTCCAATCCTCTCGGAATCTTCACTGTTCCTTTTGAGATAATGTCGTAATTCTGATACTTGGTTCCGAACTTCGTTTTGATTCTTTCCGGAAGAGACTGAAATGTAAAGCTGGAACTTTTATTTGATACTTCACTCAAAAATATATCCATAACTTTACGCCTCCTTTACTGGCATATTTGAAAAGACCATTTCTAATCTTTCTGCCAATTCTCCGCCGATTTCATCTGCAAGCTCCCTCATGTGTGTGCGGACTACTCGGATAATATCTGATTCATTTCCGCCGCTTCCGTCTATACGGAATGTAGGATTAACGCTTACATTCACATGAACTTCTGTCTTTCTTTCGCCTTCTCCAGAGCCAGATTTAACTGCAACCGGTTCCGTAGATGTGGTATCTTCCATATCCCCCTCTGAGAACTCGTGATTGCCTCGTGGTGCTTTTGTAAGCGTATCGTTGATGGAATTTAAGTCCTCATAGTTTTGGAACGGATTTGAGGTATATCGTGAGCTTTCTACAATACCGCCTTCGGCATATTTCTTCACGCCCAAAAGCTCTCCTGCTTTTTCCCACAAACTAAGACCTCTGCTTCTTCTCTTGCTTCCAAGAGGAATGATTGCTTCTGGTCCATCTTCTCCTACCCAGGAAAGAAGCGGTCCATTTACAATATCTCCGTTGGCATTGGATGCGATGCTCGCATTTACCGTTGCCGTTCCAGAACCACCTCCAGAGAAACTAATTGTAGCTGACGGATTCGCCAGCTTGTAATTCGCCGTAATAGTAACTGGCGTTGTGGTATTGAAGCCCGGTGCAAACGCTGTATCAATAGCAGTTCCCGTATTTCCTTTCAAAGTTGTGATGGCTGAGTTGATCGGTCCCATATCCGTATTCTGAATTGCTCCTCCTACGCCGGTGCCAACCTGTGTGCCAATCCCCGAATAGTCAATCAGCGATAACTGTGTTGGCAGTCCTGTACTGATATTTTCTACCAGCGGAGTGTAAGCACCTGACAAATCAGCATTTGCCATCTGTTCATAAAACTCATTGGAAAACGGACCTACGAAATCAACACCTGCATAGGCTCCACTCATATCCACGCTGCTGAATGCTGTTGTTATCTGCTCCTGCATACTCTGTGGTATTGTTTCCGCAACTCCACTCATCATCTCTGTAATAGCCGTCTGAGCTTCCATGCTTAGGCTGTCCAGTCCGAGCCACTGAGATGCCGTTTCAGTATCCCAGGTGGTAACATCTACACCACTCGCCATAGCATTATGAAGAGCTGTCTGCAACTTTTCTGCAGTTGTGCCTTCAATATCCGGAAGTATTCCGTCTAGTTCCGTAGCGTAGGCTTCTGCGATTGCTTCTAACTGGAAATTCTCAACAGTAACCTGCATATCGGAAATTTTTGCCTCGTATCCGTCAGCTAAAGCCTGAAGCTGTTCGTCATACTGCTCCTGAGAAATCGCACCTTCGCTTAACTGCAATTCAAGGCTGGCAATGCCAACCTTCAAGGATTCATCATATGTCTGGGTGGCGCTTTCCACCTGTTCCTGTAATTCTGCCTGCAATTCCGCAAAAGAATCTGCATCTAAGTTTGCACCGCTGTACTTGATTTTCAGCGCCTTAAATTCAGCCTCCGTTTGAATATCTGATACCTTCTGTGTGATTTCCGTAATCTGATTTTGCAAGTTCGTAATTTCAGCCTGTTCATCCAGCGTAATCACACCGTCCTCCAATGCTACATTCACTTTAGCTGTCAAGTCATTTCCGAGACTGTTGATCTGTTCCTGAAGGCTCGCATAGACCGTGTTCAATCCAGTAGTGACATCCACATCGGAATTAGGCTCAATCAGCAGATCAATAGCTGTCTTTGCCTCATAATGCTTACTCTCAATGTAGTCTGTTGCACTCTGGATCATGGCATCTACTCCGGCGAGATATTCCTGAGTATCTGCATCATTAAATTTCAATCCGAGGCTTGCCTTCCAGTTCAACTTGTCCATGTTTGAAATAGCAGCTTCCATATTGCTATATGTCTGCTCTACTTCCGCAGAAGCATCACTAAATTTTGTTACTGCCTCTATATTGTCTCCAAATGTCATCTTTCTGGCTATGTCTTGGATTTCTTGCATGGATAATTTGACATCTCCAAAATGACTCTGAAGATTTTCTCCAACTGCTTTCTGGAACTTCTGTCCAAATTCCTCAGCTGTCATGCTGGTATCAGCAAGCGCATCTTTCAAATCCTGAGATTCGTACTTAGCCTGTTCTTCAGCCAATGCTAATGCCTCTGCCTCTTCCTGTGCTTTTTTCAGATTCTCTTCATATTCCTTCTTTGCGCTGTCTCCTTTGATCCATCCAGCAATTCCACCAATGCCAGCACCAATCAATCCTCCTACCACAGTACCAAGTCCGGGGATAATACTTCCGAGCGCTGCACCAGTTGCAGCTCCAGCCGCAACACCTCCGACTTTCCATGCACCGGATTCTTTGTAGGCAGCCGCTTCATCTTTATCCTTAGATGTGAAGCCTTTATACAAGTCCATGCCGCCACTTATTAGTGTTGCCCCACCAACGGCTCCGCCGGCAGTTGCTCCTAATCCGAGGGCAGATAATGTACCGGCTGACAAAGATGCTCCACCGGCAAGATTGCCTGCTCCTAATTTAATTGCAGTATTAGCTCCAAATCCGAGAATACCCGTTCCTGCACCAGCACTTCCAATAATTTTACTACCAAGACCAGGAACAACCGTGGTTCCTCCGCCCGGAGCTGCTACGGTTTGACTTCCAAAGATTCCCTTCCCGACATCGTAAACGCCTTTTCCAAACTGAATGCCCCTTACTCCTGCACCAAGCAAAGGTACTCCAATCTTTGCAATTAAGGCTGCTGATAGCCAGGATGATAGATCTGCTTCTTCGCCTCCTGGCAGAATCTTTGCTGCATTTGAGAAAATACCTTTGATTGCTCCCTGGATTTTTTCCATTACTAAGTCTGCATCAAATCCTTCTGCAAACCCTTTTGCAAATGCGCTTCCGATATTTTGAGCTTCATCTGTAATTCCACCGGCATCTACTCCGAGCAATGTCAGTAATCCTCCGGAAAGAGCAGTTCCAAGACCTCTTCCAAAGGAGCCGGCTTTTCCAACAAAGAAATTATGCCCTTTGCTGTCCCACCATTCAGAAAAAGGTTCCGCAATCAGTTCATCCCATGCGATACCGATTTTTCCGAACAGATCTGCATTTTCCCAGGCATCTGTCGATGTAAAATCTGCGATTTTCCCTTTCAGATCATCTACTTTTTCGTCTACATAGTCCATGAAGTGCATAAGCCCTTCTTCAATAGCGGGCATCTGGTCCGTAAGCCAGGTTGTCAAATCCATCAAATATGGTTTTAGTCTCTCTCCCAAAGATAGCTTCACTCCATCTGCCGCACTTTGTAGTAATGTAAAGGCTCCTTTGAGATTATCCAGCATAGTGTCTGCCATTTTCTGGGAAGCGCCGTCTGCATTATTAACAGCTTCAGCCAACTTGTTATAATCAGCTTCGCTGGCATTTATAATAGACAGCATACCAGCCATAGCTTCTTTTCCAAAAATTGTGCTTGCCGCCGCTGTCTGTTCAGCTTCAGATAATCCTCCGAGACTTCCTCTCAGATTATCCAAAACACCCTTCAGACTCTTCATGTTTCCCTGGCTGTCTGTGAGACTGATTCCGTACTTTTCCATAGCTGCCGCCATGTTATCCGTAGGAGCCGCCATATTCGCTAATGCTGTTTTCAACGCTGTGCCTGCCATAGAACCTTTTACGCTGGCGTTTGCCATAAGTCCGAGTGCCAACGATACATCTTCTACGCTATACTTCATCGCCCCGGCAACAGGAGCCACATATTTGAAACTCTCTCCCAGCATACCGACATTGGTATTTGCATTTGCGGATGCCTGTGCAAGTACATCTGCAAAATGACCGGAATCTGATGCTTTCAACCCAAAAGCTGTAAGAGCGTCCGTTACAATATCCGAGGTTGTTCCGAGACTTTCTCCTGATGCAGCTGCCAGTGACATAATACCTTCAATGCCATCTAACATATCCTGCGTTTTCCACCCAGCCATAGCCATATAATTAAAGCCTTCTGCCGCCTCTGTCGCCGTAAATTTCGTGGTGGCCCCCATCTGCTTCGCTTTCTCAGTCAGCTTGTCAAAATCTTCCCCAGTTGCTCCGCTTATCGCTTTCACCTGGCTCATAGCAGCCTCAAAGTTTGCAAAGGTATCTATTGTATCCTTAAAACCAATGCTAACTCCGAGAACTGCTCCTACTTGAAAGACGGGATTTTTTAGCAGATTCAATATTCCTCTTATCGGAGATGTGGCTAAGTCAACTGCCCTCATAGTAATATTCCACGCTTTTCCGCCAACTGTTTTCAGTCCAGTTTTCAGTTTGTCCAGAATAGGAGAAACCTTATCTTTTGCTTCTAACAACATCTGATATTTCTGCTTCATCCAACTCGACAAGCTGCGTTGAGTTCTATTCGCCGACCTATCAAACTGTGTTACTGTCCTTCCAGCCCGGTCAACGGAGTTCTGAGCCCGCCTTGCCGCCTGCTCTACATCTTCTAGGCTGTCTGTGATATTTGACAGTTCTGGATCTGTATTGTCAGTGACTTCAATCGGTATTTCAATTCTTACTGTCTCTGCCATTTATTTGTCCCCTCCTTCCTTGTAAGATTCAAGCGTTGCCTCCATAGAGGCAAACAAAAAAGCCCTCACTCCTGGGGGCTTCTGGTAAAATTCATCCGGTGTCATTCCGGTCTTCTGAAAAATATGATGAAGTAATGTGGCCTTTCCTCCGGCCATTATGAGTTTTTTGCCACTTCCTCCAGGTTGTTGCTGTCATATCCGCTAAGTTTGTCAATGGCTTCGATGATCTTATCTTTTTCTCCACTCTTCAGCGTATATTCAATAACATCCAGCCCGTTCATAATCTGACAGCCTTTATCATTCAGGGCATCCCAAACGCTCTTGTTATCCCACAGCTTATCTCTGTCTTCCTTCGCCGTTGCCTCGTAGATAATCGCAGAGCGATATTTTACCGTATTGGTATCTTCCGGCAACTTAATTCCGAGCTGTTTATTTCGGACATACTTTGTGTGCTTCGTTTTACACTTGTTGTACTCTTCTTCTCCAAGCGCCCGGATGTTAAATGCAAAGAACAGCACTCCATTTCTGATAATTTCGATACGCTGAGTTTCCTCTGTCTTATAATCTGCGGCAGCGATAAGTCCTTTGATAAAATCGCCCTCAAACATACGCAGCTGCGTTTTGGTCTGCTCCTCAGTAAACTCTCTTTCTTCCACCTGAGCTACATTCTTTTCCTTATCCATTCTGTTGTCCTCCTAATATAAAATATTCGGGCATTACACCGTCTTTGATGTAATGCCCTGATGATTAACCGATTGACAGCAAGCTCTGGAGCTTCGGCGGTCTGTTTACGAAGAAGTTCCATGCTCTCTTGATAACATCTCCTACGGCGATATTCTGTAAATCCACCTGTCCTGACGGCAGGCAATCTCTGTATACAACACGCTCTTCTGAACCATTCAGGCCAGTAAGCGTTCCCTGGAAATCCCAACATGGAGTGATTCCAGATTCCATCGCCTCAAACAGCTCTACGATGAACTGATCGTCTTCTACAACTACCTGAGTCATCGTTAGATTTACTGCATAGGATGCGGATGTTTCATGTTCCTGCGGATCGCCAAGCACATTGTACTTTGCATTGTTCCAGGTTACATTAGATGTAAAGGTTTCTACGCTTGCCAGCATTACACCGTCTTTATTGTAGAAAGCCCCATCTTTACCAGTTCTTGCGTGCCGGGAATCTCCGGCTGCTCTTGCATTGATAGGCATTATTTATATCCTCCCTTCTTATTCCTGAGTGCTAAATCTGAACGCATACATTAAGTAAATGTGTTCAGCAGAATCCTTGTCGATACAGTCGATTTCAAACCATGCACTGTCGCCATCTGCTTTGTAAACAGAACTTTCTGCTACTGTGCAAGCTATCAGTTTCCCTTCTTCAATCATCGCATCGCCAACCCCCTGAAGCTGGCTGATGATGGTAGCACGCCCATTTTTATCGTTGTCTACTTTTCCGATAAGAGAATCCGCCTGATCGTTCATTCTTGTAATCATTTCATATCTGGTTTTGGTTCTTCGGATTTTCTTCCATCCTTCATCCTGATTGTCAGCCGGAGTAACCAGCGTATTGATAGCATTATCAATCCAAATCTGTCCGTTCTTATTCACACTAAGCACCAGACAGCCTGACTGTTCTGCTTTTGTCATCTGAGTAGGCGTGAGCCGTTCTCTCAGTTCCGTTACCTTATCCAAGACTGTATGTGTCAACGAAGCATTTGCCGCAACTGCCGCAATCATTCCAGCAACCTTTGCTGCCGCCTGGTATCCTTCGATTTCTCCATAAGTAGTGCTGGTTAATGCAGAGTTCAGAACATACACCATCTTCTCTGTATTAAAGGCTGCTGCATGAGCCATTCTGTCCTCCAACTCTACGGACTGCTTTTCTGCAACGCATCCCTGGACAAGCTGCCCCATATCAAAGATGCGATCAAGGAACGAATCCAGAAGACCGTGTACGGCAGTATCCTCTGTATCTACGCAAGCCGTATTCATGAAATACGGCTCGATAGAAACAAAACCGTTGCTGTAATCCTGAGTGGTAGTCTCTGGATCAGTACCTGGTGTCATTGCTGTTTGGGTTACTGCCTCCAGTTCCCCTTTTGCTTCAGCCAGCTTTGCCACTTTGAAATTCTTAGAATCAGAAAAAGCAGCCACCAAAGCTGCCACCTCGTCTTCTCCGCCCTTCGCAAAGGATACCTTTTCAAATTCTTTCGTTCCGGAGTAAATAATGCACTCTCTCATAGTTTCGTCTGAAAGTTTATCTTTTACGGATACGGTAAATGCTTTCTTGCCTGGGTATTTTGCGGTAATAGAAACCGCATCTGTCTCTCCGCCTTTCAATTTCAGCTTAACATTTCCCTCGGTTCCGCCATTTCCAACACGGCAGCAAATCGCTGTGATTGCCCCACCTTCAAACGCAAGACCGATTGCATCCGTTGTACCGCCGGTTCCAAAAATGTTCTCATATCCGTCATCTACGCTTACCTCGACAGCCTGATTAAGTGGTCCCCAATCAGACTTGAACAGCACACCAACAATTCCGTTTTTAGCCCCGGAAGCCGGTCCATCCCCTTTTTTCTGGATATTGAAATAAGAACCCGGTCTTACTTTCATTTCTCCAAGCATAAATGTTCCTGCCATCCTATTTAACCTCCTTCTTTAAAAAGCCTACGACAATTTTCTTAGCCTCTTCTTTCGTGGCTTCTTTTTTTCCGGCATACCGGAAAGCAGCCACTACGCACTCTTTTCTTACATCTTTACCGAACACCTTCTCAGAACTTTCCGCCAGTTCCGCTACTGTGTATAAAGGTTCTGATGTGTTTTTTTCCGGTGTCTTCGCACTGGAACTTACCTTTTTTTCCATCTTCTCAAACCTCCTAACTGACAGAGACTCTAGCTGATGTAATCATGTGTTCTTTCGGCTTGTATCTTAAAAGCCCATAATGAACTGTTACAAAAAGCTGTCCCTCTTTCAAATAATCTGCTTTGTTATTTACCTGCAATCTCTTGATTCTCATAGGGGATTTATCCAGCATTACGACTTCTCCATCCAAAGATAGACCGTTCGCCAATGCCATCACCCATTTCAGCCGCAAATCTGCCGCCGGACATAAAACATGGACAGCAATCTTGCCGTCCATCCATGCTACCGTATTGGTTTCTCTACTTTTTTCCACTCCTTCAAGTCTGCAATAAAATACCGGTTCGCTCGGAGTCGGTGTCTTATATTCATTCATTTTATCAGCTCCGAGAACGAACGCTTCAGGAATCGTCTCTTTGATGTACTGATTTAACGCCATGACCGGATCCGGATCCGTTGTTTGCTGGCTTACATATTCCAAAATATCAAACCTGATTTCCATGCCGAAAATTCTGGTATCTGTACCTGTCTCTCTCGCCGGAATCTCGAAGGCATCTGTTCTGGACCAAGTAAAACAATAAGGAAATCCAGAATCAGGCTGAATAAGTAAATCCTTCAAGCTGTTTTTTACATCTGGTTCTATTTCCTCCGGCGGTGTACCTACTTCATCACACAACAAACTTACTTGCAATGTTCCAGCACTTTTCCTTTCCTGATCCGCTTGCATATCCACTGTATATACAATTCTAGGGTATTGCTCCCTCCATCCAACTTGATTATCTGCTGGAGCTGTCTGATAAAAAATCGCAGGATTATCGCCGAACCTTGCCAGCTTTTTTGAAATATTCTCGCTCCCCAAAAACCACTTGCGGAGAAGTTCTTCCAATGTCATCCTGTCACCTTACCCTTCATACTCATAAACAGTTTTCATGTCTTTGGTCCAACGCACTTCCCACTCGCCAGCAGCAACCTCTTCCGCCGGAAGGAAAAAATGGTTCGTGACATTGGCTATTCCTGGATGATACTGAACCGTAATCCTCTTGTCATTAACAGCAGTTACAAATCCTGCCTTTCCGTCCGGCCAGGTCCGGTGCTTCGCAAATATGAGATAGCCTTTTTCAATTACCGATGTATCAAATGCCTTTGACACAGAATCCACAATCAACTTCATCGTCACACCTCCTAACTGTACGGTTCATTGTAGATAGCCACAATTTCCGGAGTGGCTTTTTCAATGATACGGTCTTTGTACGGACGCGGAGCCATCTTGCTTGTACCATTTTCCAGGTATCCAGCATAATGCTGTTCACTTTCCAGAGCTGCTACTATTTGAGTGCCGCCGCTTCCGATGTTTCCGCCTTTCACTTCTCCATGCCAGTTAAGGCGTAATGCACCGCTTCTTCTTGCCGGCGGTTCTCCGGGAGCCGATGCTGTATAGGTCGCTCTACTATAAGGCTTCTTGTAAACTCTACCGCTTCGCTGCCCTTTCAGGACTTCCAACTCCGCATTTCTTAGTGCATTTACAGCTCTGGTCCCTCGTGATACTGCTTGTCTTCCGACATTCTTTACCACTTCATCCACAGCTATTTTAAGTCTTCCTCCCGCACTCATTTCACATCAGCCCTTTCTTCCACATAGTAAATAGTGCAAAGACCAAGACTTCCAGGTTCATCTACTCCCTGAATCAGAAACACCCGATTCTCTAAAACCAGCTTATCCTCAGCTTTCGCCTTCGGTTTTCCGGTCTGGACAATCGTATGTGTGATCGGATGCTGCAACTGCTCCCATCTCATTTTCTGCCGGGTATCTGCCTCCGCAAGAACTCCCTTCAGCATACAATTTCCATCATCCTGATATGCTGTCTTTGGTCTTCCGATTTCACTCAGAGAAGTGCTATGCTGTTCTATGATGAAATCTTTCGTAAGATTGCCAGGTCTGAGATACATAAATGAACGCATCATAGTTCTTTCGCCTCCCCATTTTCCATCATTCCGGTATGGAAATATGGCTGTTTTTCTCTTCCATCAATTCCAACTCCAAAACGGGGAACAGAAGCGCAACCATTGGCAACCTCTTTTTTCAACTTTTCATAGTCTTCTCTCCACTGCTTTGCCCTTTCTCCAAAAGAAAATGATAACGGACCGGTCTTTGTATCCGGCTCATAAGCAAATCTCCTGCAAATACTTTCCAGCAATGCCAGCTTCGCTCTTTTCCATTTCCCAGGATACATTTCCAAAGCTGCCGTAATCTCAGCATCGGCAAGGGCGGATGTATCTGATCCGCCCTCTACCATCGTATCGCCAAGTTCAAACCTCATTCTGTCCTTGCCGTTTTCACTGATCTTCTCCGGTTCGTATGTGTACTTTCTTTCCATCAGGCATCACCCTTCTCAGAATCCTCCGTCTCTAAGTCCTTTTTGAGCTGTGCTGCCCTCTCCTCAGCCGCTTTCTGTATTCCTTTTCTGGAATCCACTGCATGAACAAGGATAAGGGCATCCATCTCTTCCATTTCTGAGATTTTCTTTGTGGCTTCTTCTGTGTTCTCCTGCAAGATAGTAAGCACCGTAATTACACTCTGAGAACTCATGGTTGCCTCCAGGACGCCTTCTTTTGCCATAATCGGAATTGTTATAATGGTTTCCCCATTATCGCTCTGGAATGGCAAAATAGGCGTTACTACCTCTTCTGCCAAAGCTCCCGGCTCAATAGCAGCAATGTAATTGCTACGGAGCAATGCCAGCGCCCTTTCCGGCAAGACATAACCATCCGGAATCAATTCCCCATAGGTAAAACTTCTTCCGGACAGCGTAATAGGTTTTTTACAAACAAATTCGCTCATATCGCACCTCCTACACGCAATTCTTCATGTAGCAAGCCAAATCGTCAGCAGTCTTTCTCATATCCGTAGACATTAAACCTTCGATGAACTCTGTGTGCGTACCGCCCTCTCCTTCAAACTGATCTGTTGCCATCCAGTTACCGTTACCAAGCATATCCCATGTGAAGATATACCCTGCGGACGGCTCGTCAATCGCCGGTGTCGGAGTTGCGTAGCAAAGAAGAGCGCCCTTGCTGTCACAAATAAACTGCATATCATCCGGCTGTCCAGGTTCGGCAACATTGTATGTGCTTTCCAGAACAGTAACTTCATCAATCTGCAAAATCTGAGCCAGAACCTGTCTGGTTACGATTGCCGGATTTGCAGTTGATCCAGTGTACTTCACACGCTCCAGGATGTCCGGATGTTCAGTCAATGCGATATACGCATCATATCCAAGTGCCAGTTTGTTCGGCTCCCTTCTACCGCTGAGCTTGATCTCTCTGCGGCGAGCATTAAAGAAATGTACCGGATCAAAGTTTGCATCATTGAACTTCAAGAACTGATTTCCACTCGGAGAACCCTCTACGCCTTCATACTCGTTTTCCCATACGCCTTCATGGAAGAAGTTTTTTGCAAACTGGACATCCAGATGAAGATTCATCTGTTCAGCAGTAAATCTTACTTTGGAACGGCGTGGATCAATAGATGCCGGAGAATTACTTCTCTGGAAATCCAATGTTCCAATCTGGTCGATTCCTACAATAATCTGATCCACCTCACACTTGTAAGTATTGTCGGTGTGTCCCATTACCGCCGGATTAGCCTTGCCGTATACCGGTTTTCTCTGAACATTATCTCTTGCAAGGTCTCCTTTCGCAAAGGTGTAATAAAAACTTGTTGTCAGAGATACCGGGCAAATCGGAAACAGCTTAGTTGCTACCCAATCGCCCGGATTTGCGAAGTATGCCATGCTCATATTGCTAAGGTATCTATTAGGCTTCCATCCTTTCATGATTCTTGCCTGAATATCACCATTTGTTACCTGTTTGTTTCCCATAATCCTTTTCCTCCTTATGCTGTTGGCTTATATCCAGCCTTGATAAGCTGAACTCTGATAATCGTTCCAGCCTTTTCTGCTGCTGTCAGAGCGATAGCTGTAATAAAGTTGCCGTTCTGGACTTTTGTGGCGCATCCGTTCGCATCTGTTGTCAGTTCATCGCCAACTTCTATTTTCCCACCGGCTACCCATGCCCCGATGTCTTTTACCTGAACTGTGAAGTCTGATCCATTCTTAATTTCTTCGTCCTCAGACAAAGGAATGATTCCGATTACATTTGCACCGGCAGTAGGTGTAGTCGCTTTTCCTTTTGTGAACATTACAGCCTTTCCCTGAGCAGCTTTAATGTCTGCACCAGCAGTTACTACGATAGTAGGGCTTTCATTGATTGCAGTTCCGAGATAAGTTGCCATATCTTTTTTCCCTCCTTAATTTCCATTTTCGTACTCGTGTACAAGCTGCGGATTCTGCTGACAAGCCATATCAATAGCAGCCGTTCTACT